TAGCTAGTACCCCACAAGATAATCTCAACAGGCTTGGTTTTACCCTCATCTGCGAATAACAATTCTTCTGAAACAGGGTGACGAAGTTGCAATTCGAATGTGTCTTTTGGTGCTAATGATGCTAAATCAAACATGGTAGAGTTCCTATAGTATTTTATGTGTTATTAATGTGTACTGCTAATGATAGTTCTTTGACTATTTAAGGGCTTTCGTGGTATTCTTAGAAGCCTTCCTTAAACTCATTTGCCATCGCATAGGTGCATATGCTATTTGCGAATAGCGAATAAACTTAAGGAAGTGCCTCTTGCTACACTTCCATTTTGTGTTACACTGAGCGGAGATTAGAATCCGAGAGGATTACACTACGTGTTATTAGACTTCGACGATAGCGCCAGTGATTTCAATATCAACAGCAGCAGCAGTGATCTGATTCACAGAGCCGATGTTGGTAGAATATTTCATCACAACACCTTGGAAGTATTCGATAGTGCCATTCTGCAATACAACTTTAAACGCATAGTCGTTGTCCGAAGCCAATGCTGCAAGCAACAATACTTGACCTGCGTCTGACGGTACACGCGCCATTTGCAAAGCCATAGTACCAGCATTAGATGAGCCTTTTTTCTTATAAGTGTTACGATTGCCCAGTGGGTTGTGTGTAACTAGAGTGAATGATTTACCAAACTCACCAGCGCTAGTGATTTCACCAATAGCTGTATAAGTAAGAGCACCGAAACCAGCAGAGTCAATTGTTGCAGGTACGCCAGCAGAGATAGAGACAGTTGAGCCAGCACTTGTAAAAGCGTTAGTAGTCATTTATAATTCCTTATTATTTAGCAGCAAACAAACGAGCTGTCAAGGTTGCTGCACCTGTAACAGTAATAGTACCAGCGAGATATGCTGAAATTTTGTCAAGCTTGATAATCTTAGTAGCGCCTGCTGCCACTGTAATAGCATAACCACCAGCAACAGAAACTGTACCACCTAAGCCGTCAGGGGCAATAGTAGTAGCTGCAGAACCTGTGATAGTTGCTGTCAGTGAGCCGCCTGTGGAATTACTCAGTTCCAAATACTGACCTGTGCCAGATGAATATACCAATGTGTCACTGGCTCCCAGTGTTGTGCTAGCGAGAGTAACTACACCGTTTACGCCCGTTACTGTTGTTTCTGTGATAACTGCCATATTATATTTCCTTTAGTATTAATTAACGTTCTTGTCTGTAAGAGATGCTGATAGGGATTACCCTCCATCCATCTTCTCTTATAATTGATTGTGCTATGTTGGCGGGGCGTTCTATGCTCACTGTCCCCGTTTTAGGGACTACTGGAAAAAGGTTTTTAATATTGGCTGCCAATGCATCGCCAATCCCGTCACCTTGCCCCAAAGGAACGCATACATTAATTTGCATAACTCCAGTTTCTCGTTCACTCACTGCCCCTATGTCTGGATTAATTGTTACTGAACCTAAAAATATTACTTCTAAAAACTTACCCGTTGAAATCGCAGGCTTTGTGAAAGGAACATTAGGCAAAGCTACAGGAATATTTTGAGCAGTGGCAAAATCTGTTACTCTTTTTTGTAACTCTGTTTTAATACTCATATACCATTCCTACCTATACTTTGCTGCTGTCATTGTTAGCGCTGTTCTTACGGGAGCATATGGCCCTACAGTACCAGTCCAGCTAGGATTCTCACTTTTTTTCCATCCTTCATACTCCACATTCCGCGCATAACTTAGCGAGTTGCTTAAGCTGACAAAGCCATCAGTGCCTAAGAATACTTTGGTGGATTTTAATGCTGCAATGCTAGACAAACTTGACATACCATCGTAGCTTACCGATGGAGTGGTGGACATGCTATAAGTGTTGGCAGCAGAGAACCAATTATTTATGAAATGACCTTTAGCATATTTAGCTGAAGGCTGAGTAGGAGATAAAGAAACAACTTTAGTAAAAAGATCAAAAGATATAATGTAACACTTGTCATTTACTTCTGTTAATACTTTGTTTATATTCTTTTCTAAGGAAGCTGTAAAAGATCCCATATACCCCTTTTGACTTGAATTATAACATTGCTAAATAATGTTGTCAAATTAACGACTACCTAGCTACGGTAGCTATTCCCTACAATAGCATTCATAAAATACACAATTGTCCATAGTTGTGTTTAGTTGCTTCACTGTTACTATCTTGTAAATCTTATTACCTACTTGCACTTTATCTTTATTGGCTTGTGGGATTGGCATCGCTGCTGAAGCCACATTAGCTTTCTCGGTGGGTTGAATAAACACCTGCTTATCACCCTCTTGCACTAAGCTGTTAGCAATATCCCGCACACCATTCATCTGCCGTGTCATATCAAAGAACATAGCATTCACTGTATATTCAACATCTGTTGATGTTACAATCTGAGTGTCATGGTCATAAACAGGGTTGCCAGCTACTAGCACTTTTGCAGCAACTCCATACCTACTCATAAAATTAGTAACAACTCTATCCAGTTGGTTAATAGCCGTAATTTGTGCCATCTGTAAATCCCCCTATAGCGGATAGATTCATATCTTGCGATTGAGTACCACTTGAGTAATTGTTATTCCAATCCTCTTGAAATTGCTGCAGAGGGTGTGTTACAGTGATACCAGCTCCGTAAGGTATTGGAGCTATCTGCATAAAATTAGGATTGAGTAATGTTGCTTTAATAAATGACAAGTATTGTGAATACCATTGATCCCCGTACACTTCTACTTGCGCCAGCTTCTGACGTACTTGGCATGTTAGGCTAGCTAAAATATATTGTGCCATTAAGATAGAAGCTCTAGGCAGATTACCGTCATTATCATCTAACGCAGACTGATACACTGCATCTGGCATTAGTGGTATATCCATGAAATCACCACAACGGAGCCTTAGTTTCCCAATGCTTGTTGTAGGGTCAATATTTGCCATTCTACATCTCCTATTATTATTTAAAGCTATCTGCGTTATTGTAAATAGCTTTAAATAACAGCCCCAAGAGGGGCTATTAAATTTACTAAACTGTTACGTTTAGTTAGAGCTTGTCAATTCGATTACCAACTCAGGACGGAGCAAAGCGTTAACAAAGTTAGACTCTGTCTCTAGTTCAATCTTTGTGCCGCGTGGCTCAGGGTATTCAAACATGTAAACTTCTTCGCCCAATGTGTTAGTCAAACCAAAACGATTAGCTGGAGAGAAGTATGTCTTAAATGCATCTGTACCTTGTGGCAACATGTAAGCTTTACCTGCTGGGATCAACTGAGTACCGTTGTAAGCATCACGCATTTCGATGAAAAGCACACCGCCGTGGTAAAATTCACGACGTAACACTGTAGCACTACCACCAGCAGCTAGACGTTGGCGCAATGGCTCTTGCATACTTGAGTATGAAGAATATGCTGTCTTAGTAGTTGCATGAGCAATCAACTTAGCAAACCAAGTAGGGGAGCACAAAGCAACTACACCAGTCATGGATGTTGAGCTACCAGCATTGTCTTGAATCGCAGCAAGGGCAGTTTCAATCTTACCCATAACTTCGGTAGTAGATGTACCAAGTACAAAGTCAACTGAAGTTTGTGTCTTACCGAACTCTGTGAACCAGTTTTGTGATACAGTACCACTTGGAGCATAAACAGTACCAGCAACGATAGCTTGAGCACGAGCAGCTTCAAGAGTCATAGCATGATTACGGCGAGCGATTTCCATCTTACGAGTACGGACATTTTCCAATGTCTCAGCATCTGAAGGGGAGCCATAAGCGCGCTTACCTTGCAAGTCACTTGGGGAGATGTAGTCATCATATGGGAAATGAGGTACAGCAAAAGAGTGCAACTTACGAACAGCATCTTTACCTACGCTACCACGATCACCGCGAACACGATCAACAATCAATGCACCGTTCTTGATAATTTCTTCAAATACAACTGTATGCTCGGCTACAGGCTCTACATCAAAAATACCAAGTTGTCCGATAGTACCCCATGTATTAGGGATAACATTTACTTCTTGTGTCCAATCTTGGAGTTCAAAACCATTAGCAAAACTTCTGACGATCATAATATTTC